ATGAGGGTGTAATTGGTATGTTTGGTTCTTCTCCAACTAAATTAGAAGAGTATGGAGTAGTTTGGTTATTATCTAGTGAGAAACTTTTTAAACATACAAAACAGTTTATTAAAGAATGTCCTTACTGGGTATCTAAAATGAGTAAAGATTACAAATATGTTTACAATTTTGTAGATGAGAGAAATTGGAAAGCATTAAAGTGGTTACAATTTTTAGGATTTGAACCAAAAGAAAAAATTGGAACATTCGGTGTCGGTAAGATGCCATTTTTATTAATGATGAAAGAGGTAAATAATTAATGTGTAACATTGGAACAGCTATACAAGTAGCAGGATTAGTTCAAGGTTACAGAGAAAAGAAAGCTATCAATAAAGGCATTAGAAGAGACCAAGATACTTCACGAAAAAACTTTGATAAAGCATATTTACACGATTTAAACAAAATTGACCAAGAAAAAGTTACTGCTGATAAAGAAAAAGTTAAAGCAGAAATTTCATCAAAAGCAGAAAAGAATTTGGAAGTATCTCAATCGCTAAATCTAGGTTTTGGTAACAGTACAAAAATAGTTCAAGCAATCGGATATGCGTTTGATACAGATTGGATTGCTATTACATCAGACCATGACAAAGATGTTCAAACATTTCAAAATCAACAAACAGAAGCATACGCTAATCTTCATAAAAGCTATAACAGCTTAACTCCCCCAGTAGACCCTTCAAGAACTGGATTAATGTTAGATGTAGGTTCTACTGTTTACGAAGGTTATCAAAAAGATAAGAAAAAAGGAGATGCTAAAGAATAATGGCAAAATATAAATCACAAGCAACTACCAAATACTATGGACTAGGTGGTGGTGGTACAGTTTACACAAATACTAATTCAGATGGATTAGCAAAATCTTTAATAAATGCAGGTTATAAAATTAATGAAGGTGATAACATAAGAATTGATAGAAAAAAAGATAAAGCTATTGCTAAAATTGATGAGTTATATGCTTCAGGTAAATCATTTGAAGAAATACAATCAGAGATATTAGCAAACAAACACCCAGATTTAACTGGTAAGTACATAGAGCAAACTACAAATTATCATGCAGGTAAAGTTAAAGCGGCTGAAGTTATTAAAGAAATAGAAGCTAATAAAAATGAATATGACTACACTGATACATCACAATCATTAGAAACTTTCTATGAGAAATTTTTACCTAAATTTGAAAGCATGGATAAAGCTACAATTCTAGGATTTTCTAAAACATTAAATGTCTATAAATCAACAGAAGCAGTAAAAGACGCAGAGAATAGAAGTGCGTGGGCTTCAGAAGTTAAAATATCAGAAGGTGTAACTCTTATTGAAACATTGCCTACCGATATGATTGCAAGTGAATTAGGCAATACAATTAAAGATATGCAAACTGATGTTCCTAATACAGATGGTTCATCTAAACCTAATCAATTATATACTAATAAAGAAACATTAAATGTCTTAATGAGAAGTGTTAACAAAATTATTGCAGAAGCAAAAACAGAAGAAGATTTAGACAGAGCATACGCTATATTAAATGCTGATTTAGGATTTGGCAAAGATGGTACTAAATTAGGTTCACTAGGTTCAAGAAATCACAAAGAAATACTTAAACTTAAAGAAGATTTAGAAAAGAAAAGAAGAGCATTAATAATTAATGATAGAGTAGAAAAAAATGAACAAGAAAAGAAAGAAGTAAAAGAATTAAATGCTTCTATATTTGAAGAAGTAGAAGTAGAGGGAACTGCTGATGGTGAAGTAATAACTAGACCTAAAAATCACACAGAGTTAATGGAAATAAGAGACAAGCTAGAAGAATATGGTGTTCCTGCTTATGTTACTAACTTTGACAGATTAATGAATGACAATGCGTATGTTGACCAAAACCCTGAAGTTTATAACAATTTAGTTTCTAGTATTTATGATGGTGAATTTACAAGCCAAGAAGAAATAGCAGATGCAATTAACAACTTAAATATAGACCCTAGACTACTTGCTCCTACACTAGCATTGTTTGAAAGTTGGGAAAAATCTAGCACTAAAAATGGTTCTATACATACACAAAATGTTACTTACAAAGAAGGTCTTAAATACATTGAGAATGCTGTTAGAGGTAATTACACTTCAGGTGGAATACTTAAAGAGAATGGAAACAAAGCTATCAGAAATGCACACAATTACATGAAGAAAGAATTGTATGCGTTTGAAGAAAATTATTTTAAAGAGCATGGAAGACAACCTTCTACTATTGAACGTGAAGAATTTATGAAGAAAATGGGTGATATTGTTATTACTAAATTTGTTGAAGGTACAGGTGGCGACCCTACAATGTTACCTATGACAGAGTACGAAGCTGAAATAAAAGAGAAAGAAGAGAAGAAGAAAATTAAAGATGAGAAATATGAAAAAGCAGGAGTATCTGAAACTACTGAAGCTATTACACAAACACTAGAAGATATGAAATTAGAAATCCCTGTTAAAGTAAAAGAGGCTTTAGAAAAGTTTGATAGCAACTGGTTTGGCTTTGGTTTTGGTAATGATGAAAGATGGGGTAAATCAGAAAGTGAAGATAGACAAGCCTTTGCTAATGAGAAAATCCCTGCAATAGTTGCAGACATACTTAAAGACGTTCCAATTACACTGGAAGTAATTGAAGCAATGGAAACATCAGATTTTAATAAGTTAAAAGAACAAATTGCTAAAGCTATACAAGCAGGTTCAAGTACAGCACTAGGTTCTATAACTACACAACAAATAGATAAAGCATTGCAATTAGTTATTAAAAATAAAGGAAGTTAATGGCATCATTTAGTACATCACTAGGTACACCAATTACAGGTAATACAGCAGTAGAAGATTTAAAAAAACCAGAGAGTGCAGAATTAGCGTTAGAAGAAATACAAACTGAAAAATTTTATAATACTTTAAAAAGTTATTATTCATACAGAGAAAAAGACACAAGTTTTGACACTATGTCTCCTGCTGATTTATTAGAGTATTTTTATACAGATAGGTCTTGGAGAAACAACAATACTATATCTATGGGTATGGATATGGCTAATGTTTTTGGTGAAGATGATGCTAATAGAATAGCAGAGTTTGCATATATTCAACAAACGTATGCGGCATTGCCTTCATTTTGGAATGACCCAAATAGAAATTTTGGTTCATGGTTAATAGATAATGGTGGTGCTATGTTAGCCGACCCAGTAAATTTAGTTTCATTAAGAATTGGTGGTGTCGTTGCAGGACAAGCGTTTAAACAAGCATTAAGAGTAGCTCTTAAATCAAAAATGGCTAAAGAGATTTCTGCAATTACTATTAAAGAAACTGCAAAAGAAGCAGAAAAGTTAGCTTTAGGTAAAGCAATTAAAAAAGGTGCATTAACCGAAGGTTACATTAATGCAGGTATTGCAGGTGGACAAGATATATTATTACAAAACACTGCTATTAAAGCAGGTATACAAGATGAGTACAGTTTAAAACAATCAGGTATATCTACTGCCGCAGGGTTTGGTTTTGGTACTATCTTTGGTGCAGGATTTTCAGCAGGTGCTTTTAAATTAAAAAATAGAAATCTTGCTAACAATGCTATTAAAAATCTAAATGATATTCACAATTATGGTAAGAGTACCACTACTGGTGCTAAACTATTTGATGATTTAACTATCACACACAAATCTAAAAAAGCAGATGTCAATGCTCCTAAAAACAAAAAACCCCCAAAAACTACAAAAGAATATCTTAAAAAATTAAGAGGCGATAAAATTAGAGCAGACGATAAACCACCTAAATTAGCTATCAATGCTACTAAACAAAAAGATGGTGGTTACACAGCATTTGTTAAAAATAAAATTGCTGAAGTTACAGAACAATTAGAAAAGAAAACTATCACTAAAGAACAGATGATAAGAGAAACTGTAGAATTAGGACAAGATGAAAGATTGATGAGAAGATTAGCTAACAACATGGCTAACTCTGATGAGTTTACAAAAATGTATGTAACTGTGATTTCACAAGCAGATGGTATTAGAACAAGATTTGATAAGATAGGAGCATTATCTACAGAATTAAATAGAATAGATTTATCTGATGCAGAAGTAGATGACATATTAAAAGAAATTGCTAAATACGATAGTGAAATTACACAACGTATTCTTACAAAGAAAAAAGGTTCAGAAAATGTAGCTAGAGGTATGGTAGCTCACCAAGTAGATGCAAAAGGAACTAGGGCGGCAGAATTAGTTACACAACCTGAAGACCCTGCATTACTTATTAAGAAAAAAGGCACTAGAGAACAGCAGATAGAATTTTGGAGAACAGTAGGAAAACTTGGAGATAGAGAACAAATTATTGCGGCAATGCAAAATGTTAAAAAAATAGATAGATGGGATATTGCGGCAGAGTATGTTAACAACAACTTACTATCTTCACCTGATACACACATATTAAATATTGTATCTGGTCTTACTCAAACAATTTGGAAACCTGCGGTTATGGCATTTAGAGGAGCAAACATGCTTCCAAGAGATGCTGTTAGAGGAAGACAAATAATGAGAGAAGCCTTCCACACTTTTGTATATCAATTTGCATACACAGGTTTTGCTTTAAAAAGAGCAGGTAAATCATTTTGGCAAGGTAGACCAATATTAGATAGTCAGCAAATGAAGTATGATAGTAATATTAGACAAGGTCAACTTCAAAGATGGATAAATGAGTTTGGTAAAACTTATACTGACAGATTAGGTATGGCAGGAAAAGTTATACAACGTGGACAAAAAATTGTAGGTGGAACTGTAACTCTACCTTTAAGAGTTTTAGCGGCAGGAGATGAATTTCTTAAATCTATGGCTTTTCAAGCTAGAATGGCGGCATCTATTAATAGTAAAATTATAGACGAAAGCCCAGATTTTTCTATATTAAAAGGTGATGGATTTAGAAAAAGATATAAAGAAAGAGCAAAAGAATTACAAGCAGATTACATAGATAATAAAACAGGTAGAGCAATAGAGATAGGAAACACTGTAGAAGATAGATTAGATGCACCTTTGCATTATGCTAGAGAATTGTCATACACACAACCTGCAACACAGGTAAACCCTTTAACAAATCAATTAGAAGGTGGACTTACAGGTTGGATATTAAATCAAACAGCTAACAAAGCTAAATGGACTAGAGTATTTGGTCTTCACTTTATTAATACACCATCAAACTTATTGAGATGGAATTTTCAACACTTACCTTTTCTAGGTAGATACCAATTTCAAATGAGACACTTACTTGCTGAAGCTGATTTACCAGATTTAGATGCAGGTGCTAGTACATTTAAAAAGATAACACATAGTTTAAGTAAAGGTAAACTTGGAAGAGTAACTGCACCTGTTAGAGGTTTGTTTGGTAAAACAAGATATTTAAACCCAGAGGCGGCGGCAGAAGCTAACGCTAGAATACAAATGGGTTATCTATTATGGACAGGAGCTTTAAGTCTGGTGTTGTCAGGAAAAATTACAGGCGGTGGAAGCAGAGATTGGAGAATTAATAAAGAGAAAGAAGCTAACACTGGTTGGCAACCTTATTCATGGAAAACAAATGATGGCAGATATATTTCATTAAATAGATTAGACCCAATATTTACACCAATGTTTATGGTAGCTGATATTTATGAAGCATACAGTAAATGGGCTAGAGAAACAGATGATTTACCACCAAGCATTGATAAACAATTAACAGAAGCAAGTATGGCGGCTATTACTATGTTGACAAGAAACATTACTTCTAAATTTTACACTAAAAATATAATTGAGTTATTTAACTTTATGTCTTCAGATGATTTTATGAAATCAAGAAGTCCTGAAAGAGAAGCCGCTTCACAAGTTGCACAATTTCTTTACAAAGGTATTCCTATGTCAGGTGGTTTAAGATACTTAAACAGAATAGGTGATGAATGGGAAAGAGATTTATGGACGTTTATGGATAAAATACATAGATTAAACCCATTTAATACACCAGATAGTGTAATGCCTAAACGTAACATGTTTGGACAAAAGATTGATAGAAAAAGAGGTTGGTTGTTTGGTATTGGTGGAGACATGGGTTTATGGTCTACACCTTTTGCTATGACTAATTTTAAGAACAATGCTACAGCTAAATTCTTAATGGATAAAGAGTTTAAATATTTACCACCTGCTAAAATAGATAGATACAGTGGTTTTAATTTAAAGAACATGAGAAACTCTAAAAATCAAACAGCTTATGACAGATGGCTTGAATTAAAAACAGAAATATTCCTAGATAAAAATGGTAAAGCTATTAAAAGACCTGACCAATATGAAGGTAAAAAATACACTGTTCAAGAGTACATTGAGTACGCTATAGCAACACCTACAAGTAAATTATATAAACACCCTGCAGGTGAGGTTGTAGGTAAAGATTATCAAGTTCAATACATTATAGATGTTATACATGCTGTAGAAAAAGCGGCTTATGTTGAAATGATTAAAGAATTTCCTGAAATTATGGAAAGATTTAAACTTCAGAATAAGTTTATAAAAGAGCAATTTCAAAACCAAAAATCAATACTAGAGAGCTTACTCTAGTAAAGTTTCACTTTTAGTAAAACAAATTCAAAAAATAAGGAAAAATCATAAATGGCTAATAGTTTTGTACGTTATACAGGTAATAACAGTACAACATCTTATGCTATTCCTTTTAGCTATAGAGCTACAGAAGACCTTACAGTTACCCTAGCAGGGGTGGCTACAACAGCATTTACGTTAAATGCGGCAGGAACTACTCTTACATTTAACACTGCACCTGCAAATAGTGTAGCGATTGAGATAAGAAGAAAAACGTCTCAAACAACAAGATTAACAGATTATGCTGATGGTTCAGTATTAACAGAGAATGATTTAGATACAGATAGTACCCAAGCGTTCTTTATGGGTCAGGAAGCTATTGATGATGCAAATGACGTTATCAAACCTTCTAGTACAAACTTTCAATGGGACGCTACAAGTAAAAGAATTATAAATGTTACTAATCCTGTAGATAACCAAGATGTTGCTACCAAGCATTATCTTGAAAATACATGGTTATCAGCTTCAGATAAAGCTAATATTAATACTTTATCAGGAATATCAGGTTTAGCTACTTTAGCAGGAAACAATACTAATATTAACACTGTAGCCACAAACAATACTAATGTTACAAATGTTGGTAATAATATTGCAAATGTTAATACAGTGGCAACAAACATTGCTTCAGTAAATACAGTAGCTACAGATATTGCAAAAGTTATAGCTGTAGCAAATG